ACCAGTGCGCAGTGTATACATAAGCTCGATCAAAGCGTTACGCAAGTTTTCAGCGGTTGCAACCGCGCTAGTAAAGTCAATATTAAGACCGCCAGCGCCTAGATCAGCAAGCTGGGTATTTGCACTGGTTTTGATACCGTAACCGTCAACACCTTTAAACGTAACGTCAGCGCCGTCATAGATATGGTCAACAACCGTATCTTTTAGCTCGCGTGTTGCGTTTTCGTTATCGTCGATCAAGCCGTCAAAGCCTTCTGACTGTTGCGCAGACCATTCACGCCACTCACGGCTATAGCCTACAGAGTGAATCGGAACGATAGCACCGTCATACGTGTAAGCCGTCTTATCAAGCTTGGCTGGCACTTGACCGTTCATACTGGTAGTTGACAACCCAGCGTCAGATGATTGACGATACTCATGCAACGCTTTGCCGATCGGTAAAGACTTAGCAAGCGGCATCAAGTCGTTCATTAGCGTCAAGTTGTCAGCACGCATGATAGACGTTGCTTGCGAATCAAATTCACGATAAACATCTTGCGGGATACGCGCAGACTGGTTGGCTTGCAATGCATCGCCACCCATTTGAGCCATAAAGCCCTGGGCGTTGTTGAAATATTCACGGCGGGTTTGAACTTCTGCAAATTGACCGTTAATGTGAGTTTTGCGCAAGCCGTTTAGGTCTTTGCGCTCGTTAATTTCTAAAAATCCTAACATGCTAAGACTCCTTATGCGCTTGCTTTGTTAGCTGATGAAGATGCTACACGAACACGCACAAGCTGAGCTGTACCGCCAGTGTTAATCACTTCGTCTGCGTGGAATAATGTAACGTCTGGCGTAGCTGTGCCAGTCGTAGCGATTTTAACAGTTCCGTCACCGTTTGACGTTAAAGCCAAACCTTTCTGCGTGATATTCTGAGATGCAGCCACTACTACATTAAAGAAATCACCAGGTACAGGAATGAAAGCCTGAACCGTATCGCCCACAGTCAATGCAGTAGTTGCATTACCTTGGCCGATTGAGTCAAGATCAGCAACAAACCAATCTCCACCAACGCCAGCGGTATCATGTGCGATAAATTCGCCGCTTGAATCTTTAGTTACAAGATAACCAGGTAAAATAGTTTCACCTGATGCCACTTTAGCTTCTTCTTGGCTTGGGCAAACTTTACCGACAGCCGCTGAGAAGATTACATTTTTACCGACAGCCATACTTATTTGCTCCAGTCTTCTAGGTTAGTTGAAAATGCAGAATCGTTTGATTGATTCGGCTTGAACTCTGGTACGCCAAATTCAGCCTCTTGTTCTGAATTTGCCTTGATAGATGCGTTTTTCTCCATATCTTCTTCAGACATGTTATTAATCGCTTCTTCGTCGTAGCCATTGCCTTTTAACTTATCAAGCAATGCTTTTTTCTTTTCTTCGTCCATCGCGTTAAACTTGGCCTCGAAAGACTCTAGTTTTTCAGTGACAGGCTTTAACGCCTCAGTCAAAGCATTACCAATCAGCTCATCATGATTGATTTCAGGCTTAATTTCTTCGTTTACTTGCATAGCTTCGAGATGATCTAGCAAAATAGCATCGCTTGCATCCTCCGCTACATCTACTTTGTTGGCTTTTAAAAAGCCTGTTAGCATATCTCGTAAAGCCATGTTAGCTCCAGTTAGTTTGTTATCGTCTTGCATATGATAACTGGTCTGACCAGTGTTTGCAATATCTGAGCAGTTAACGCGCATGACGTGCGTTTGCTCGCCTTGGTTAACCAGCATGCCCACACCGTCAAAAGGAGTGGCCGCGCCTTCTTCGTCTAACAATATAGCGTCATGATCCCACACTAAACCGCGTGCAATCGTTTGGTATTCCTTGCCGCTATCACTAACGCGCATTTGTGGCAATTGTTGAGGCTTGATAAATACGCCTGTTGATGTGTGGATCGGGTCTTCTGTCAGCCCGTCCATGATATCGCGTAGGATTCTAACCAAGCGCTTGCCTTGTTCTGTACGTGATGCAACGTTGACATTTACGCGCTTTTCAACGTAGATCCGCCCGTCATGCCTTTCGACTCGACCATTGAACACGCCATGCATAAACCTATTCACGCCGATTTCACTTGATGCGCTCACATAGTTCCCATTTTCGTCATGTGGGTGGCCGATGGGCGCGGGCGTACCTTCTAGCCCTCGATAGCTTGTTTCGATTTCTTCTTTGGGATACAACACGCCATTCATAACAATATCATCTGGCATTGTGTACGATGGTATGATTATTATCTCGTCGTTTTTATCGTCGCGCTCGATACGTATTTTTGACGTATTAACCGCGTTGATCACTTGTATATATTCGCTCGTCATTCTCTGCGCTCACTGGTTAGACCACTTACATAGTGTAATTGTACTACACTAGGGACTGGATTAACAAATGAGGGTTAAAAAATGGATTCTGAGGAAGAATTTATAGCCGCCGGACTCGCATTGATCTTTGCGCTTATACTTCTTATGTCTTACATAGTATATGAAGAATCTGAGCGATTAGATGAAATGTACGCCGAATGCATAACAACTGAGAGGGACAAATTTGAATGTCATTCGTTGATTTACGATTAACAAATAAGGGTATGAAATGAGAAAATTCAAAGTTGGAGACGTATACTCAGCTGACTGCTTTAATGATAGAGACGAGAAGGTTGGCAGAAAAGGCGGATACTGGCGTTTTAAGATAATAGAAGTAATACACGGGCATCATGAAGGAAAGGAATGCAATCTTTACATAGGTATTAAGGTTGACATGGGCGACTACCAACAACCGTCAACTAATTATCTGGTAGAGTCATTTAATAGTGATGGTGTGTCGATTGATGGAGAGGATTACTATTTCAAGCTGAAAAGGAGCATAACAAAAAAGCGAGGAATGAAGATAACGCAGCGGGAAGATCTATACTTTTGGAACATTCCCAAGGAATTTAAAAAAGAAAAGCCGAAAAGTGATGATATTCATGCGCAGATAGCATCTATAAATTTATCCGCCCCGACAAAGTACCTGTTTGGATCTGGATGGTGAAGATCATGAGTGACACAAAATTGTTTGTGAAATCATCAATTAAATACGGATTGATTTTGCTGGTGCTTATTTTGGCGGCGAAATTTGTTAGTGACGCCATAATTAACTCCAATAAAGAAAACTGTAACTCACTTGGAATGCATCTAGGCGCGGAAAAATACGAGTGGATACCTTCGCACGGCTGCTGGATTGATGGCAAGAGATATTACCCTTAACCACCCGCCCACGCTTTGCGCTGCTTTTCTAGCTTTTCGATTAAGCCTCGACTACGGGGCTTTCCATCTTTACCTACAACAACCTCACCGATTGAACATAAGCAGTTGATCCGGTTTGCACCCTCTGACCACCAATCATCTTGCTCTTGTGGCGTGTATATTTTACCATGCCTTGACGCGTGCCAACTTCTGGTTGTTGGCATCAGGCTTGACCTGTGTATAACATTTACCGTTATATCTAAATCTTTAGCGACTATTTGCGCGGTCTTTGTTCTGGCTACTGTGTAAGCCCTGTTTATCTCTGTGCGCGCTATACGTTCGGCCCTTGAGCTTGCAACGCTGAATCGCTGTGCTATCCTGCTTTTCGCTTTTCTTGCTGATTCGCCAAGCATGACAGATTCAGACAATACCCGCGCAAGGTCCGTCGCAGTCTCACCACTAAATCCAGACATTTCGTTAAACACGCGCCCGTAAATATTGCCGATCACGTCGCGATATTGAGGCTGCAAAAATATTGATTGTATTGTCACCGCGTCGAGTTGTGCGGAACTAACCATGCCTTGCGACAGTAATTTGACGTTGTTCACCGCGTCAGCCGTTGCAGGCGTAACGGCGTTATCAATGTAAGTATTAAAAAACCATCTTGCGGGCCTTTCTGGTGTTTGTGTTTGCATCCAATAGTCAATTATCTGACGTATTCTAATATCAACTTGTGATTGACGTTCCGCTGACATTTCCCAGACATACGTATTACGATTGGCTTTCAATGAGTTCTGTACGCTTAAACGTACAGGTATAGAATCAACCAGCGCTTTAACCTGACCCATAGCCATGCGCAACCTTTTGTTTAGATCGCCTATCGCCCTGCGCCTATTGCCCGCCTGCCTGGTTGGATCAACAATTACGCTTTGGCGTTTATTCGTCTGTAAGTTTTGGCACATCTACAAACTCCATCCCATCGTCCCAATCGCCTAAACTGTCAATTGATTCATCGCCTGCACTTTCTCTGATTTCATTCTCAATGAATACGCGCTTGCCGCCAGACTCTACACTGATTTTATTTATCTCTGCGCGTTTCTTAGCGTTGTCTAGTCGCTTTTCTTCGCTGGGTGCTGTCAAGTCATCCCAGCAAACCTTTATACCCGCTGGCGGCTGCATGTCCGTCGTGTGCAAGCCTAACCAGTTTAAATACAACTTAACCCAGCGAGTGATAACGTTTTCGCGCCTTGCTTGCATCTCTGAGCGATAGCCCGCCGTATCTTCGTCAGCCGCTTTAACGCCTGTTTGCGTACCTACCAGCATTTTGGACGGTATATCCATTGACGCTGCATATTCTTCCAGAAACATCTGTCTAAATCCGTCAGGGTTCGGCATGGTGCCAGTGTTTAGCCCTTTCATCTCGTAGTTACCCACGGACGGGATCGCGTCAAAGCCCGCAAACATCTTGGCAATCATCTCGCCAAGCGCGTCGAGTTCTTTCGGATCCTTCTCTTGCCCGCCAGTATCGCCAGTTGCCTGCAAAACGAACCTTTGCGCCGCTTGTCGCCAAAAGCCCTCACCCCCTGAGCCGCTTACTTTCTGCCAGTTTAGCAGGGCATTAAATCCGCCCTCGTTGCACGGTATGCCGTAAATCTCTGAGCCAAGCGCGTCCTCTGTCAGAATGATCAGTCTAGTCCAGTGGATCTCACCCGCATCGGTGGTGCGCTCGTTTCGGTTGCCTACGTTGCCAGATTGAAGCGTGTATGTGACTGGCAAGTCATAGCGAGGGTTATTCTTTCTTTCTTCAAATGTCGCTGGCTCTAGTTGGCCCTCGAACAATGGCTGTATTTTTACAATCTGGTCAGCTCTAATGGCATCAACTGGCTCGTGCCTTTGCTTGCCGTCTGCAACTGTTAATAGTAGCGCACCATAACGCCCTATCCGCTGGCACAAATCTCCATCTCTAAAGTTGGCCCACAAATCCAGTCTATCCGCGTGATCATCAAAAGCCTTTGTGTATGGCGTATCTTGCTTTTCGTCGCCCTCTTGTATCCACGGGTTAGTTAGCCAGCAATAATTAACAGGCAAAGACGCGCCACGTTTAGCAAGTCCGTTACGCCTCCACATATTCCAGTGCATAAAGAATTCGATCTGCTCAGGGTATCCAAAGTCTTGCCATAACTTAGCGTGCTTAGTGTCTGCCAGATTATCGCCACCTGTAAAGCCATAAGGCGATCGCCCAAACAAGTCGGAGTTTGCCATGAATGACCTGGCTTGGTTGATGATAGGCCAGTGCTTGGCTGATACGTGCGGTTTATTTTGTGGCATTTTGTTTTACCTGTTCTTGTTTGTTTCGTTATTGTGCGTGATTGTCATTAGATAACACCACAACTAAACTCTTTTATTACGCTGGCTACGGCTGTTGAACGTGTGACCAATCCGCATAGCTTGCCATTAACTAAATCAGTGCCAATATCCAAGCGGTTAATTACTGCATTGCCGTTTACGTATAAATAAGCGTACTTACCCCGAACCGCTAAAACCAACTCATCGTCAACGGTAGGGGTTACGCCTGAGCTTGTGCCGATTTGCCCTAGTGAGCCGCCAACACTTCGCCACATTTGAAATTGCGAGGTTGACCATCTAACGCCAATCCAGTTTTGTTCATCCTCTGCCCTAACTGCGACAGGCATCGGCCCTGCTGCGTTGTTGTTGCCTATCACAACTCTTGCGTAATGATTTGGACTAGAAAGTGGCGGTAAATGATAGAGGCTCAAACTTGTACCTGTGATTGATACATTAGTGCTAGCTATTGAAGCCTGACCGCTTGCGCCTTGATAGGACCATAATCCTTGCTCAAGCGCACCATCTGCACGGCCAAAAGAGTCTGCCACTGTTGGCGATGGCAATTCTGCCGTTGTGCTGGTTGTGTCTGTAACACCCGCTGCTAATTTAAAGTCTGCCAGCGTGTCGTATGTAGTACCATTGTGCAGGAACTTAGCTCCAAATGGGTAAACATTGTTTTCACCCGTATATGCAATAGTACCGCCATCATACCCGCAATTATAAAAAGTCTGACATGGGAAAGCAATTGACGGCTTAAACTCTGAGTTAATTACACTGATCGTGCCGCCTTGCACTCTGAAAAATCTACTTGTCAAATCAGCGTCGATTACAGTGATAACATCATTATCAATTGTAATATCTGCGCTGGTTGTTTCGGCTTTATAGAAACCTACGCCAAGATTAGGGCACGTTAATACGCTATCTTTTGTTGTAACAGTGAAAGACGATTCCGCTTTAAATATTTCGTTTGTTGTCCCTGTTGCACCTGTCATCGCAGCAACACCATTTAAGCGACCAAAGAACAATCCTAGAGTGCACTCATCAAACGTAGGGTTGATAACTTGTGTATCCTGTGCCGCAACGTCAATTGACTGTTCAAGACCTATAAATGTTGGGTTAGTGTGCGTAATGATTGCGAATAACTCATTAGCATCTGCACCGTGATTTTGTGGGCCAGTTACACGGGGATCGCCATCAGCATCGAAAACACAATTAGCTGTATTGTATGACTCGCCAGCCACTAAAGGCTGATTAATTACGAGTGTGTTTGCTGCACCTTCTAAATCGTTTCTGCCACCTTTGAATATAGCGCTGTCTAGATAGCAACCCGCTTGAAAATATGCACTATGCCTACATCCGTCATTCATCTCTGAATCTTTAATGTAGCTGTTCAGCCCTGATATTTTGAAACTACCGTCTTGATTAGCATTCTTTATGCCTGTGACGCCAATTATTTCATTATTATCCCCAGTAAGCTCTATAGCATGCGCTCTTGCTGTATAGCGATAATCAGTGTCTAAAGGTGCTGTGCCGTCTTTATGTACGTAGAGAGTTGCACTTGCTGCTGTCCAGTCTGTCACATAAGCCGTGTTCGCTTCTGCGTCACACAATGCAATGCTTGCAACTTGTTTAACTGCAACACCATCTAGGTAGATATTACCTGATATTTTTGAGCCTGTAGGAAGTGTTATTGTTGCTTCATATACATTCGTCTGCCCGCCCGTCTTGGAGAAGTCACTCGCTGTTAGCGCGTCTGAACAATCAATAATAGGTTTATCGCCAGCGCCGTACGCATATACGCCAATATTGCTACCCGTGGCTGATATCGAGTCATAAAAAACAGACGAGCGGTTTAAGTAAGCGTTTAACCCGCTTGCTAATACTGTGTTTAATTTTGTCAGCGTTTGGAATGGTGCCGATTTGGATAGGCCATCATTAGAATCTAACCCGTTTACACTATCAACGTAATATAGATTGGCCCCCGCCGCAGCCAGTGCCGCATCAGCTTTTGCCTCTGCTGCCTTTGCCGTATCATCTACAAGCCCAGATTCACCGCCATCACCGTTTGGATGGACATTAGCCCAACCATCCGAGGCGTTAATGGTAACAATAGTTTCACAATCATCTTCGCATGGAAACCCAGCAAAGTAGCCAGCGGCCAGTATTTCAGATAATGTTTCGTCGTCTGATTCGTAGTAGTAAGACTCCTGAATGCCCCTTAACTGCGAAGGCGTTGTGCGTGTCAGTTTAAATCTATTGTATGGCATTTGGTCGGACCTGTTCAGATTGATATTGACATGATACCGTTTTATCGTGTTATCGTCCAGAAGGTAGGACTATGCCGCCCCGCTTGCCTTTGATCATCGGTGTGACGGCGTACCGGATCCCGTCAATGTAATGATTGTGCGCGTCGACTATTTGCGGCAATACATCACCGCTTAACCTGTCAACCTTATAGCTATACTTGCGAGTCTCTTTGATCGTGCCTGTGCATCGTGGGTGGATAATAATCTGTTTATAGCTTCGCAAGTGCTTGATTCCGTCCTCTATGCTGCCAGGCCATTTCTTTACGCCTGTACACTTTGGCATGCCATGCCTAGCCAAGTAACTAATCGTTTCGGGCCTTGCTGAATCTGCCCTGCTAACATTTCTATCTATGCCTGGTATTCTACTTGTTAGGAAGTCAGCCGTATTATCAAGCTCAAGACCTACTTTGCCAGCCTCGTACTCTACCCATAAGCAGTTATCTTTTATCCAGCACTTAACGCCCGTAGTGGGGTCCATAGCAAAACCAAAGTCGATCCCAAAGTAAGGCCCGTCCCATTGCCACAAATCATCATCGGTTACTTCAAATTCTTTTATTGATACTTTACCGGATAGCACTTGGCTGTCTGAGTTTTCGAGATAGTCGCCGTCCCACACCCATGCGTATGTTGCTGGATCAAGTCGCTCTTGGTCGTTTAATCGCTCCTGCTCTAGTACGTCGGGAAAAAAAGGGTTATCGTTGTAATTTATTTCAACCGTTTTGCAGTTTTTCGGTTGGTTTTTTCTAAATCTGATATCGGTCGGGCTATCTTCTTCCTCTGGGTTCCAAGTGACCCAAACTTCCGATCCATCTTCGCGGATAGTTGGCAATAGCTTATTGTAAGCAACCTCGCTAACACCTTCTGCCTCGTCTATCCAGCAAACTAGGATTTTAGCCTTTGACTTCAAGCTGTCCAAGTTGTGACGCAAACCCGTAAACGCATACCTAACGCGCCCGTTTTTTGTGCGTATATATTTCTCACCGATATCGAAATAGTTATCCAGCCAGTCGATTGACCTGATCGCGCTTTTTATCTCCTCCATGCTCGACTCGTCGAGTGAGTTCATAAATTCACGAGCGCACAATATGACGCCAGTTTGCCCACACTCAGCCGCTCGATATGCTTCGATCGCTGTCATTAGTGCAAATGTTCTGGTCTTGCCTGACCCTCTACCACCATGCGCGGCCCTGTAACGGGCCTCACCAGTGAATACGGGGATCAGTGTTGGCGGGATCTCAATCTTTGCCGTTGTCACTTGGCGCAACCAATTCTATACGGCTTGGTTTGGGTGACATACTACCATCGCTTGACGTTGTATCGACCGATGAGCGGTCAACAATACCATCCTGACCAAGCAATAGCTTAACGATCTGCCCGTCATAGGTGCGGTCAAGTCCGCGGTTGATCAGCTTAGTGTGATAAACGTCCTTTAACAATCCGCGAAATTTAACATAGTCCTCTTGGTGGTCCATGTCGTCGCGCTTTGCCCAGTTTAACAGCGTTCGATAAGTGACACCGATATACGTTGCTAACCCTTGCAAAGTGGGGATCACTTCGTCAGTCTCGTTATCGTTGTCTGGGTGAAAGTTATCAAGGTACTCATAGCATTTAGCTATGGCCGATTCGTTTAGCTTTGTGTTTGCTATTTTACAGTAATAGCTGCCTGGTTTCTTTTCCATTAGCACACCTTAATACTTCCAAGGATCGGCTTGCACTGACCGCTCAACATAAAGCCGTCGTCATAAGTAAGACTAAAACCTGTGATAGTTGGCAAATAGTTACCCGCCACAAGTGCGGTCGTATCGCCTATCTTTAATCGTAATTCTGTATTACTCTCAATTGACAGGTTATCCGGCGTGCCGTCTGTGGTGTAAGTTTCGCCACCGATTACAAGCTGAATGCTAGTGAACGTATTAATTCCACTAGCAGCAAAGTCACCCGTGAATGCAAATGTCATCACAACTGGATTATCTAAACCTTTTACGATCACATTTTGCATAATTTAAGCCACTGTAAATAGGGTTGAAGCCGCACCGATATCGAATGTTTCAGTGTCAGCAAGCGTAATGCTCGAACCATAATCGAAATAACTAAACAGCGGATCGCCCGCCACCGTATCATCATAAAACACAACGTACCTAAACGGGCCAATGCTACCGCCCGCAGCCGTGATTGTTACTGTGGCATCTTGTGCAAGCGTATAAGTGCCGCCAGCCTCGCTACCAGTAACCGCAACCGCAGGACCGCCAGCCGAATACCCGTTACCCGCTGATATCTCAGTGATATCGGACAGTTGCGTATGTGTTGCAGCGTTTGGCGCTGTATTGGTTAGCGCAAACTTAAAAGAATCCGTGCTTGCGTTGGCTGTAGTAACTAACACCTCCACGCCGTTTTGATACTTATTAAAAGTAGCCATTTATAAAAACCTCGCTGTAATGTAATCTTGTTCATAATCGGCGCTAACGTCATCAAGCTTATAGTCGCCTGTTATATCATCTTGCTTGTATTCTACGCTATACCCGCTGATAAGTGAAATAATCTGGCCTGAGTAACTAAGCGTAACCGGATATCCGCTGTAGTCATATACAGCCGCGTCAATTGTGATCGCCCTTGATGCTTTCAATGAAACATCTTGGCCAGATATAGAGTAACTGCCAGGTGTTACCGTGATCGCCCTGCCAGCGGATAACTGTGAATCACTACCGTTATAACTATAGCTTGCACTATCAATGGCTAGTTTTCTATTTGCGGCCAGTGGTGACGCGCTGCCAGTGTAATTATATATGCCCGCGTCAAGTGTTAACTGGTACGTTGGTCCGCCGCTAGGATTGTATGTAAGCGTTACCGCGTTACCCGTATATGAATACGAACCGTTATCAATGCTGATTTTACGGCTTGCTTTAACGTTAACTGCGTTGCCTGTGTACGCATAAGTTCCAGCGCCTAGTGTTATCGCCCTGCCAACCGATAACGATATTGCACTGCCGCTATACGTGTATGATCCGCTATCAATCGTTAACGCTCTATTTGCAGCAAGGCTTACACTTGAACCAGTATAAGCATACGCACCAGCATCAAGCGTTAATGAGTATGTTGGTCCACCCCCGCCGCTAGGCGCATAACTAACCGTTGCCATAGCTGAGCGTATGTCAAACCCTGAAGCGGTACTACTAACTAAACCAGCGCTTGCCGCATCTTCATAAAATGATTGAAACCTGACCGTTGAGCTGGAGTTTAGGTTGCGTATTGCCGTTGTTCCGGCGGGGTTTGTAGTGGCGCTTGTAGTGGAGTTATTCGTGCAAGATACAACAATATTATCAGCGCCTACCGTGGTGACGTTAGTTGTCATCGTTGATCCGGATGAAGTGATTACATCCGTGTCTGAATCTGTTTTTGCACCGCAATCGCTCAACGTAAAAGCAATGATTCCGATACGCTCATTACTTGCAGATATTGTTATTGTGTCAGTGCCAGCCGTTGGTGATGCGAGCGAGTAAATCGCCATTCTATTTGAGTTGCTACCCAACACAGATACGGCATCAGCATCTTGTGTTAATGATGATGCGCCAAACGTAACGCCAGTAATAGGATTGTTATTACCAACATCCTCTAGCCCGACCATTACAACCAAGCGGCCATCTGTTACAGTAGGCACTGTATACGATAGCGTTAGTGAGCTTGACGTGCTCTGTATGTTGTTTACTGCGGGTGCAGCCATACTTTAGTTACCCAATAAAGTATTTAAAGCTTGGACAAGCTCATCTTTTCTAGCGTCAAGATCAACGTTTTCTGCCGGAGTACCCTGAGATCTTAGAGAAATATAAGTATTTCTCCACGAAGAAACCATGTTCTGTATAGAACCAGAGTCTGCCGCCAGTCGTTCATATGTTGACTGCTTCAAATTCTGGCTTTTTGTTGACTCGTATGACATTACATTTACCCCAAATAAATCATTCGTTTGCGCTTCTTGTGCGTGTACCTAACCCATTTAATGCCTTTACTACGCAAATGGTCAAACAACTCATTGCGCATTGAGCGGTTAAACTTTACTAGACCCGCGACCATACACTCATCATCGTAATATGATAAGTGTGTGAATGAATCATACGTACTACATTGCTCGTCTTCATTGAATCTGTAAAGCTCAGTAGCAGAAGAAGCGCCCATGCCTACATGATACCATGAAAACAGGCAAAAAAAAGCCAGCACGTCAATGCTGGCTAAGGCCCACGGGATTTACAAACGGCGCTAACTGTCTGAACCTCGCTGATTTTGGGCTAAATCGTTATCGGTGATTAAACGCTTATAAAACTTGAAACTTTGTTTTAATCACCTTTATTAATGAATAATGCGCGGCCGCTGATGTGCAACCCTAAACGCATTCAACTGATGACTGGCTGGACTCGAACCAGCGATTGGCATCACAGCCCGCTTTACCTCGTGGCTAGCTAAACCACCTTAGCTACAATCATCATGTGAATACGCATTCAACTGATGGCTTGCGGGCGGATTTGAACCTGCCAGTCTAACTCTTATTTGGACCACCACGCCTATTTAATCGGCGGAGGGAATCGAACCCTGCTAGTGCACCTCGCACAAGTCATCATGTGAATACGCACTCCTTACGGGAGTGAATCGACCTCAACAACATCGGTATAGTAATCGTCAGATAGATACGTTGCAAGCTCTGACTCAAAATCATAAGCCTGGCGCTTTAACATCTCGTCAAACGTCACGACACACAGATCGCTATACGAACTATAAATCTTAACTTGGTACATAATCAATCCTTAATAAAATTCAACATAGTTAACAACAATGACGTAAATCACCAGGCACACAATGCCAAGCACAGTGTTACGCTTGCGAGGCTTATCTATATCAGTTGCTCGTCTGCTTTTTTGTCTTGCTGCCTTGTCTGGTTCAAAATAATCGTTAAACATTCTATTCCTATCCTCTGTTCAACGCTGTCTCTAACTGCCTGTTCAGCGTGTGGTGATATGACGGTCAATTGTTGACCGTCAACTAGTGTTACTTCGTATGATCTCATTTGGTCATACTAGCATGAACTTAAACTATACCAAATTAATTCGCCGATGTGGTCTGACCAGTTAATCATCGACTTCGCAAGCTGAATAATTTAAGTAGCGCCCTATGAACCCACACGAATATCACGACGATTACTGTCAGTGGCCATACAATCGACATAAGCCAACTAGTTACCACCTCCTCGTCAGTACTCGCAATGCAAATCTCACCATTATAATAAAGCACAGTGAGGAATATCGGTATACCAAATAACCATAAAATTACATATTCCATAAATATCCTTAGTGATCAATTAATCTAAATAAAATAATAGCACATCAGCTTTCAAGGGTGGTCAGACCACTGATACAACCAGGGTGTTTTTATCTACTTCCCATGTAATCAAGAAATATTTATTTACCATCTTACCGCTTTTTTACCATCTAGTAAGATTTAGTAAGGTCTAGTAAGATGCACCTGACTGGCTGTAGACCACGTCCTATAAGGGATTTATATAAATATAGTAAGAAAGTAAGGTTATATATATATTTTTTATTATATTTTTCTATATATTTCTATAGGCATGGATACAGGCTAAAACCTTACTACCTTACCAGAATTACGTAAACCTGCATTTTTAAAGGGCTGTAGCCAGTAAGGTCCATCTTACCGCCACCTTACTAAATCGGTTTTTAGTAAGTTTTTGATTAAAACCGTTTGAATTGATAGTAAAACAATGTAACATACTAAAACTTTGTGAATAAAGGGGTTATAAGAAATGGCAACAACAAAACAAAAAGAAGCGCTTGGGATTATATGG